TTTAGGAATTTGTGGCGGTAGACAATTTATTGCGGAACACTTCGATAAGAGTGGGTTAGATTATATGCATTTCTTTGAAGATGATATGTTCTTCCACCCGAAAGATGGTGTATGTAGAAATGGTTTTAATAGATTTGTTCCAAACTTTTATCAAAAGACGTTAGAGATCATTAAGAAAGAAAACTTCGATTTTTTAAAATTAAACTATAGCGAATTTTTTGGCGATAACGGAACTCAATGGGCTTGGTATAATGTACCTCAGTCTGTAAGAGATGAGTTTTGGCCAGGTAAACCAAGACTACCTGAAATGGGTCTTGATCCGAACGCTCCAAAGACAAAGTTCGATATGGTTATTTCTCACAAAGGTATTCCATATGCTGTCGGTGAAGTATATTATTGTAACTGGCCTCAGATAGTTTCTAAAGAAGGAAATAAAAAAATGTTTTTAGAAACAACATGGGCAAGACCATTTGAACAAACTTGGATGTCGTACATTTATCAAGAAATGAAAAAGGATAGAATTTACGCAGGTTTACTTATGATGACCCCAACAGAACACGATAGATTTGAACATTACGATAGAAGCTTACGGAAAGAATCATAACGTATATTTATTGTTATGGAATTTTTTATTAAGCAGAATGCAACTTTGCCTGTATTAAAAATGCAGATCGTAAAAGATGGTAGAAGTGACTATGTAGTATTCATGGATCAACTCGAAGTATCTACGATCTATTTTAGTATGATTAATACCGCAAACGGTATACCTAAGGTTGTTTCTGCTCCTGCAAACATTGTTGAAAAAACTTTTGCAGAACCCGGAACACCTGTTGAGTATTACGTTTATTTTCAATTTACTTCAACAATGACAAATACTCCTGGTCGATACGTAGGACAATTTTTAATTAAAAATGACGAAGGAAATTTAATACTTCCAATACGAGAAGAACTTTATATTAACGTTCAACCAAGTTTTATTTCAGAATCACCTTGTTGTTAATTTGATTCTAACCATTTCGTTTTCTATATTTATAATAGTATGAGTAAGGTAAATTTCACAATACCGTGAAAGCTAATAAACCACTCGCAAAAAATTATGATTAGTAACGAAGAAATTGAATCGTTCCTCCACGGAAACGACCCAGAAGAATTTATTGTCGCCATTGAGTTTGACTACGCATCAAACTCCATCTTCAAAATTAAAGAGATCCCAGGTAAGGGAAAAGAAATACGTAAAGATAGTTTTATACCTTTCGCATGGGTAGGTGATTTAAAAGGTATCAACTTTTATGGTGATTCCAAAGCAGCCCAAAAAACCGCAATGACAAAATATTCTATTGTCATAGATAAGTTAGAAACACACGGTAATGAGAGATTACAAAAAGGTATGACCTATATGGTTAAATCTTTAAAAGGATATAGAGAACTTATACAGTTTTTCCGTGACGGAGGATGTGATCCTTGGGGAGAAAAGACAAAAGACAAAGTCATGATTCTACCTCCTGTAGAACAATATTTAATATCCAAAGAAAAAAGATTATTCAAAGGGTTTGAAAATTACCAAGAGGTAACTCGAATGGTATATGACTTAGAGACGACCTCTCTTGAACCCAAAGACGGTCGTATTTTTATGATTGGAATTAAAACCAATAAAGGATATCATAAAGTTATTGAATGTATTGATGAGTCTGAAGAAAAAAATGCAATCATAGAGTTCTTCAATGTTATCGATGAATTAAAACCTAGTATTATCGGTGGTTATAATTCCGCAAACTTCGATTGGCATTGGATATTTGAAAGATGTAAAATATTAGGAATTGATCCTAGAAAAGTGTGTAAATCATTACACCCCCAACATTCATTCACAAGAAAAGATAGTATGTTAAAACTTGCGAATGAGGTTGAAACATATACTCAAACTTCAATTTGGGGGTATAACGTAATCGACATTATTCACGCGGTTCGTAGAGCTCAGGCGATTAATTCAAGTATTAAGGCTGCGGGATTAAAGTATATCACTAAGTTCATTAATGCCGAGGCACCTGATCGTGTGTACATTGACCACCTTAATATCGGTAAGATGTATACCAATAAAGAAGAGTTTTGGTTGAACACACAAAACGGCAATTATAAGAAAGCAACTGAGTACCAAGATTTAGATATAAAGTTTCCTGGGGTATACAAAAAGATTACTGGTGACAAATTAGTTGAGATGTATCTTGACGATGACTTGGAAGAAACGTTAAAGGTTGACCAAGAGTTTAATCAAGGTTCGTTCCTACTTGCAGCAATGATTCCAACAACATATGAAAGGGTTTCAACAATGGGTACCGCAACACTATGGAAAATGTTGATGTTAGCTTGGTCTTACAAACATGGACTTGCAATACCGGCCAAAGAATCGAAGACAGACTTCGTAGGAGGTCTTTCTCGACTACTTAAGGTTGGTTATAGTAAGAACGTACTTAAACTCGATTTCTCGTCTCTATACCCCTCTATTCAGCTTGTACACGATGTATTTCCTGAATGTGATGTGACAGGTGCTATGAAAGGAATGTTAAAGTGGTTTAGAGATACTCGTATCAAATACAAACAACTTGCAGAACAATACTATGAAACAGATCGTAAGAAGTCTGAATCATATGGTAATAAACAATTACCGATCAAAATCTTCATCAACTCGATGTTCGGTGCGTTGTCTGCTCCTCAGGTTTACGCTTGGGGTGACATGTTTATGGGGGAACAAATCACTTGTACGGGTAGACAATATCTTCGTCAAATGATTAGATTCTTTATGACAAAAGGGTATGTTCCATTAGTAATGGATACGGATGGTGTGAACTTCTCAACTCCTGAGGATGCCAAAGATCGAGTTTACGTTGGTCGTGGGTTGAATTGGAAGGTAAAGTTAGGGAAAGAGTATTATGGTCCTGAGGCAGATGTTGCAGAGTACAACGATATATTCATGAGAGGTGAGATGGCTCTTGATACTGATGGGGTATGGCCTTCGTGTATTAACTTGGCTCGTAAAAACTATGCGGTTATGGATGCAAAAGGTAAAATCAAATTAACAGGTAATAGTATTAAGTCTAAGAAGTTGCCTGTATACATTGAGGAATTTTTGGATAAAGGTATTAAGATGTTATTACAAGGTGATGGTAAAGCTTTTATCGAATATTATTACGAATACTTACAGAAGATTTTTGATAAAAAAATCCCTTTAAATAAAATTGCACAACGAGCAAAGGTTAAATTAACCATTGAGGATTATAATAAAAGATTGAATACTAAAACAAAATCAGGTAATAGTATGTCTCGTATGGCACATATGGAGTTGGCGATTCAACAGAACCTAAATGTTAACCTTGGAGATGTTATTATGTATGTTAACAACGGAACAAAGGCTTCTCAAGGGGATGTTCAGAAAATGACTGCAAAACAAATTAAAGATACAAACGCGGTAAACATTTTTAACAATCCTAAATCAAAACCAATCACGGATGGTGTTATGGTTAATTGTTATATGTTAGATCCAAGTACTTTAGAAAAGAACGCTGAACTAACTGGAGAATATAATGTTCCAAGAGCGGTGGTAACATTTAATAAAAGAATTGAACCATTACTTGTTGTATTCAAACAAGAGGTTAGGGACCAACTTATTGTTACGGATCCTGTCGATAGAGGTATTTTTACCACAAGTCAATGCGAGTTAATCAATGGACAACCATTTGAGGTTGGTGATCAAGATACTTTAGAAGAGGTTCTTACGTTGTCTGATGGTGAATTATCTTATTGGGAAAAAAGAGGGTTAGATTCAAACTACATGTATGAATTGGCGGAACCAAATTGGAAAGAAAAATTATAATATATTAAAAATTATTCATATATTAGCGTTATGAATAAGACATTTCCAAAACAATTTCAGAGAGTAGTTGATTATATTTTCGATAGAAAAGGTGTAAACGTTTTTATTAGTAAATCAACTTATTTTACAGGTCATGGTAGTAAACAGATACACATACACCACAACTATAATTTAGAAAAAAATGGGTTATACGCTCTGTTACACGAGTGTGGTCACGTATTACAACCTTTAACAAACACGGGAGTAAATTGTTATAAAAACATTGACGAAGACTTGAAACCAAAAGAGTTCTCAATGAAGAGATTTATAAACGAAATTGATGCTTGGGATAAGGGGTTGGAGTTAGCAAAAGAACTTAATATCGAAATAGATTTTAAATCGTATGAAAAAGAAAAAACCGAAGCTTTGTTAACTTATTTTGTCTAAGATTGTTTAAGACCATCGGATGAAAGAATGTACCAGTTACCGTTACAGAATCTGAATTCTATACATGCCCCTTTATCACAAGTGATTTCGTCAAACTCTTCGTCAATTTTTCCCATATCAGGAATTATTGTAAGATGTGTTATCGCTTTAATAACAACATGATCAGTAGAAATACTGTCTAACTTTATAGTTACAGAATCAGATCCTCTAACTATAATACATTCTTCTCCGTTTGTTTGGTAAAATTTTTCGCCTGTTACTACAGAAACTTCTGAGGTAAATAATACTTTTCCATTCACTAGTCTTTGTGATGGTATTGATTTAATAATTGACATATTAGATTACATATATTTGTCTTGGAAACGCTCTGAACTTCATTTGTTTGTTCAAGTTTTCCGCTAACAAAGCCTCTCTTTCCATTACTTTTTCAGGACGTAATCGCTCAAGTCGTAATTTCAACTCTTCTTCGAGTTTAGTTTTTTCGTCTTTAGCTTCTGTCAGTAGGCTTTGATAGTCCATGGTTATCTCAGAATCAGGAGTTTTCAGGTTACCACTATACTTTCCTCTAACTCTCGCTAAGGTTTCTTTTGAATATGCGGTAAACCATCTCCTAACCCATTGTTGAGCTGGAACATTTAGGTCTTCCCATTCTAATGTTTCTAAAGGAACATCAGATGGTAGTTTAATAATATCGGGGTTGGCTTTAAGACATTCGTCTCTATCTTTACCCTCTGTATCGTAGTACCAATACCAAACTCTGTAGTTGTTATATCCGATGGTTCCCCAATCAAATCTACCGCCTGGTACGTTGTATAGTTGTAATAATCTTTCTCCATCAGGTAAACCTGTGATTCTGTATGTTAGATCTCCACCATAGATACGGTTTAATATGTTAACTTCTTGTAGACGTAATAACATGTCAAACCCAGATGTCATCAAATATGAACCTTGGTATCCCATTTGTGCATAACCAGCACCACCACCTAATCCAGGTGCTCCCGCGAATCCACCACCCCACGGATTAAATAATCCTGATGTCATTTCAGCGGGGGTAAACCATAAAACCTCATTAACCTCTCTGTTTTTTGGAATTACGTAGTTTTGTGTGTTAGCGGATAAATTGATATAATCTTTCTTTAAGACCCAAGGTCCTGAAGTTTGTAATCCAACAATTTTAGAATACGCGTAAGTAAATTGATCTTCAAAATCCATAGTTCTTGTAACTAAGGCTTTTGCTACAGACTTTTCGTCCATATTAAGATTAACTAAATTTACCCACTGACTTTCAATTAACCAATCTAAAGTGTATTGCGTATAGTCTTGTATTGATAACTCCATTAAAGAGTCCAACATTTCATCTTCCAATTCAACACTACGAAGTGGCGCACCTAATTGGTGTTTGATTCTCGTATAGATTCTGGATCTTTCTGGTTCTCCGATTACTGCCATGATAATATAAATACTTTATAAAAGTTATTTTATGTCGTACAATAAACCGTCTTTAGGAAACACGAAATTTCCACCAATAATATTTGGTTTCTTATTGAAGATAAGAACATTTCTACCTTTCTGAAAAATCATCCAATCAGTAGAATACATTTTTACTTTTCCTGTACCTTTCAAAATGATCTTGTCGTCTTTATCAATTCTTTCTTTAAATCCTTTAATCTGTCCGGTATATGTTTTTCCGTCTTTTTCTATTTTAGTATCGATACCTTTTAACATATCATCTTCATCACCTAAGCTTCCTGTTTTTGTTGCGATAGGTGATTTGAAAAATCTGTTAATTATTGAAACGGTAATTTCTTCTCTTTTTTCTCCTGCAGAATCACTCTCAACTAGAGCTCTCATTAAATTTTGAAATGTCGAACTTTCTCGATTGAATATTCTGAATTTAAAATAATCTAACGCTTTGATAAATCTAGTAATTTCTGAAATTTGATCTTTTGGTGACTTACCAATAAAGTTTATTGGTTGTTTCTTATCATCTATTGAGTGAATGACTTTATTAATATCTTTTAGTAGGATACAAAATACTGTGTAGTTTGTGTTAAGTTTGTTAAGAACGGATCTTCCTGGTTTTTCAAAATTATAAATTCCTGCTAAATTACCTTGGTTATCTCTGTCTGCCCAATATTCGTGGAATACTTCTTTTAGAATTCTGTCGATGTTGGTTTTGTATTCTTGTTCTGTTTGTCTATTAACGTTAAACATGACTCTTACAGCTTCCGATTCTTCAGGTCCACATTTTTCCGATTTACCTTCCGATAGAATCTCCTTAAATTTTGTGGATTCAGCAAGTCTCGTTTCTGTTTTCATTTCATACATCTTTGAGACAAAGTCCCAATTTACTACTTTCCAAAAATTTGTGATATACTCATCTCTTTTATTTCTGTATTTTAAGTAGTATGCGTGTTCCCATAAATCAAGTCCTAATAAAGGAAACCCACCACCTTCAATAACATTCATTAAAGGGTTGTCTTGGTTTGGAGTTGACATGATCTTCAACTTGTTTTGACTTGTTAAAACTAACCATACCCAACCAGATCCAAATCTATCTTTGGCAATTGTATCAAATTCTTTTTTGAAATTGTTGAATGAACCGAATTGTTTTTTGATTTTATCTTCAAGTTCTCCTTTAAGTTTCATTGGTTTTGGTGATAACATATTCCAAAACAATGCGTGATTAAATGCACCACCTGCGTTGTTTCTTATTGTTTTGTCGTACCTTGAAATTGATTTGATAATTTTTTCTAAGTCGAGGTCTCCGTATTTTTTCTTTGAGAGTGCGTCGTTAAGTTTATCTACGTAGCCCTTATAATGTTTGTTGTAGTGAAAATTCATTGTTTCTGAATCAATGAATTGTTTGAGGGCTGAGTAAGAATAGGGAAGTTTCTCTATTCCAATTTTTTTCATTTCTGTAATTAACAACTCGGTTTCATGTGTTACGTGGTTTTCTTGTATTTGTTTTTCGAGTTGTATAATCTTTTTTTCTGTCTTGTTCATAATATTGGATTATCATATAAATAATCCGTTGGTCCGTTATTGTCTACGTTGGTTGATTTGTTTCATAATTTCTTCTACTAAATCTACATCATTTTTAACATCTCCCATAACCGTAGCAATAACTTGTTTTTTCTTATTCAGGATGTCGTAAATAATACCCTCTATTGTGTTTTCAAATATCGGGTAGTAAACTAATACATTATTTTTTTGACCGTATCTGTAAGCTCGGTCCTCAGCTTGTGAATGATCTGAAGGTAAAAATGATAAATCATTCATTATAACTGCCTCGCCAGCGGTGAGAGTAATTCCAACACCGGCTGCTTTTATATTGCCAACAAAAACATTAACCTTGTCATCGGTTTGGAATCTGTCAACACTGTTTTGACGATCAGGTTTAGACATAGACCCATCAAGTCTAACCGCCGTCTTACCAAAGTGTTGAACAATCTTATCTAATGAGTTTGTAAAGTTACAAAAGATGATAACTTTCTTTCCTTGTTCGATTATGTTTTCCGCCAACTCAATTGTTTGTTGTGTTTTTTCATCGGCAATCACCTGACGAACTTGTGTCAGTTTTGTAAACTGAACCGTAAGTGATTTACTCTCATCAGGATTTTTTTCATACCAATTGTAATAATCACCCATTACCTCTTCATATTGTTTTGATTTTAATCTAAGGTAAACTGGTGTAAT